ACTGGATCCTTTCGGCGCTCCGCTTTTCTATCGAGTGATCGAGGACAACGGCAAATCCCGCGACATGCCTGCCGATTCCATCCTCCACGTTCATGAACCTGAATGGGCAGGCGGCGTGCGAGCGCATCCGACGATTCAGCATTCCATCAATCACGTCCTTGATGAAATGGAGTTGCTTGCCCTGGAGAAGCACGCCGTCAAAGACAATGCCGACGTGTCGCGCATCCTCAAAACGGCACGCGGCGAACTGGACGACAACGGTGACTTCGTGGTCGGAGCGGGAACAGGCGCGGGCGAACCCAGCGATCCGGTGTCGCTCCAAAAGATCGTCGGCGGCAAGTTGGTTGCACTCAAGCCAGACGAATCACTCGACAGCTTCCAATCCAACCGACCCAGCCCGACATTCACCGGATTCCTCGAACACCTGCGGCGTGACTCCGCTCTCGGTATGATCCCTTTCGAGTTCGCTGCGGATTCAAGCAAGATCGGTGGTGCTGGCGTTCGATTGATCGTCGCCAAGGCCGACCGTCGGTTTTCATTCCGCCAGATGATTCTCGAACGCCGACTGATCCGCCCGGTGTGGACCTATGTGATCGGCGACGCAATCAGCCGTGGAATCCTGCCAGCCATCGAAGGATGGTGGAAGATTTCGTCGGTTCCTCCGAAGCGTGTAACCGTGGACGCCGGACGCGAAGCCCAACAGAACCGCGCCGACGTGGAGATGGGACTCAAGACTCTATCAGACCACTTCCAGGAACTCGGTGCCGACTTCGGTGAGGAAATCGAACGCCGCGCCAGTGATGCGAAACTCATTCTCGAAACTGCCGAAAAACACGGCGTGCCGGTCGAGATGCTTTGGAAGCCGTCGGGTGGCTCGTTGACACCACTGACGGGGAGTGAATCCGCTCCTGCAAACCCGTGAATGGTTGATCCAACCTGATGCCCTGCAATCCATGGCCGCTTCCCTGCGGGGGCTGGTGGATCGCGGTGGAATGCTTCCCAAGCAGGCATCCGAAAGTTCACTGCTTTCCGTCGAGGATGGCATCGGCGTGGTCGCCATCGAAGGTCCGATTCTTCGCAAGCCCGATTTGTTCGCCCGAATTTTCTTCGGTGCGACCAGCTCCGAGGAAATTGGCGATGCGATTCGCGAAGCGGCGGGACGCGATGACATCAAGGCGGTGTTTCTCAACATCGACTCCCCGGGCGGCACCGTGGCCGGCACCCCGGAACTGGCGAACGCCGTAGCCGCCCTCGACAAGAAAAAGCCGGTCTATGCTTTCTCGTCCGGCCTCATGTGCTCCGCCGCCTACTGGGTGGCAAGCCAGGCACGCGCCATCTACGCAACGCCATCCGCGCAAGTCGGCTCCATCGGTGTCGTTCAGGCGGTGCTCGACAACAGTGCGGCCCTCGACAAGGCGGGCATCAAGGTCGAGGTCTTTTCCGTCGGCAAATACAAGGCGATGGGCGCGCCCGGCACCCCGCTCACCGACGACCAGCGCGAACTGATCTCTTCCAACCTAGCGGAAATCGCCGGGGAGTTCCATGCGGCGGTTCTAGCGAAGGGGCGTGCGATCCCCGCCGAGGCCATGGAAGGCCAGACATTCAGTGGCAAGCAGGCCCAGCGCCACAACCTCGCGGGCATGGTCGCGGATCGTGCAGATGCCATGCGCCGTCTCCGTGTCTATCACGCGTCGGTTGACACGGCATCACGGGCGATGAACACCACCATCGAAGACGAACTCGCCGAAGCCCGCACCCAGGTTGAAAAACTCACGCGGGATCACCAAGCCCAGACCGAACTTCTCAACGAAGCATCCGTCACCACGGATTCGCTGCGCGGCGAAGTGGAAACGCTCTCCGCCCAACTCGAAACGCTGACCGGCGAACGCGATTCGGCCACTGAGCAGGCTGCCACGCTGCAAGCCCGCATCACGGAACTCACTGCGTCGCAGTCCGATTTCGACAAGCGACTGCAAACCGAGGTCGCACGAGTCGTCGCCTCCACCGGCACCACGATGCCAGCCCGCGTCACTCCCGCCGGGGACAACCAAGCCGCCGTCACCCAGGCCACTTCGCTTCAAGACCTCGTCGCCGAATACACGCGCCTGGTGAACGCCAGCAAGCCCGACGAAGCCGCCGCCTTCTATCACCAACACCTCGCTTCCCACTTCAACCGCTAAGCCGCCATGTCCAACAGCAACGCCACCGTCAATTCCCCGCTGATCGCCCAAACGGCGCTCAACACCCTGCTCGCGAAGTTCCCAATCCTGAGCCGCATCGCCACGGACTTCTCGTCCGCGAGCGTGAAGTTCAATCAGGACATCGTCACCCACATCGTCACGCCAACCGTGGCGCATGACTTCGATCCTGCCACCGGCTACGTCCCCGACGACCAGGCGCAAGTCGATGTCACCGTGAAAATCGACAAGCACGCATACGCGGGCTACGCGATTACCGATGTTGAACGCTCCACCAGCGAAATCGACCTCAACCAACGCTATGCCGACAAAGTGGCTTACGCCCTCGGCCGCAAGGTGAACGATGACCTGATGGCGCTCATCATCAACGCCAACTTCAACAACAAGACCGAAGCTGCCGTCGTGGATTTCGGTCGCGACTCGGTTGTGGACATCGGCACCAAGCTCAACAAGCGCTTCATCCCCGACATGGGCCGCTTCATGTTCGTCAACTCGGACTACTACAACTCGCTGCAAAAGGACGAAGCCCTCTACAAGGCTTACATCACTCCGCAGGCGGGCAACGTGGTGGTTTCCGGGATGCTGCCGGACGTGAACGGATTTGCCGTGATCGAATACTCGGCTCTGCCTGAAAACGGCGAGCGTCTGGTAGGCTTCGCCGGTATCCGCGAGTCCCTCATCATGGCCGCCCGCGTGCCGGATGTTCCCGCCAACACCGGCGACACCGTGATTCGCGTCGTCACTGACCCGCGCACCGGTTTGTCGATGCAAGTCCGCGACCGTTACGATGGTCGCCTCGGCAAGCAGGAAGTCAGCTTCACCCTGATGTATGGCTTCGCTCCAGGCAACAAGCCGATGTTGGAGCGGATTATCCGTCCTGTGGCGTAAGCGATTTGGATCGTGGTTTCATGCAACGCCCTCTCCGGGAAACTGGAGGGGGTGTTTTGTTTCCAGCTCGATTGACACCGCACGCTTGGCGTGAACGCGATCCAAGCCGCTGCCGCCGAAGCCTTCGTCGAAATCCTGCGAGACGCGGGCGTGCCGGTCACCATCGGCGGCAGGGACTATCAGGCGATGGTCTCGCAAAGCGGCCTTGCCGTCGATCTTGAGGAAGGCGGATTCACCCAGGATGGCACGTTCACGGTGAGGCTGCTCGTGACCCATCTGCCAACTCCGCCGCCCGCTCACAACGACACGATCCTCATCGGCGGCGAGCGCCACAAGATCGAGGAGATCATCCGCAAACCAGGCTCCGGGATCATCGAATACCGCGTTGCCCGCCGCTGAAAATCACCACCATGAACCAAGCAATCGAAGATTATCTGGCCAGCCTGTTCACCTCAGCGCAACTCGTTCCCGCGCCAGAGGTATTCACCGGGACTTCCTCCGACATCCGCACGCCAGAAAGCCACGCGATTCTCGTGCTGGCCGATTCGATTGAAAACGTGGTCGGGCCGCTCCACCGGGCGACGGTCAAAATTCTCGTTTCGTCCCCCACCGACAACCGACCGCAACACGCATCACTCGCCCATGCGGTGAAGGGCATCATGGAAGGAACCTTGCCTGCGGCGAACGGATTCACCATCGGTGGATTCAGGACCAAGGCTCACGCCACCGCCATCACCGATGATAATAGATGGCTCACCACCATCGAAGGGATTCTCGGAGTGGATTGGACGCCGGTTGACAACCAGCCATAGGCGTCATGCCCGCCACCTTCGGAGTCACCAACCTTCACGGACTCGCTCCCGCCACCGGACACGCCCAAGAGGCGTCCGCAGATGCATCCATCGAAGTGGCCACCCTACGCGACTCACTCGGCGTCACCGTGGTTGCGAAGCCGAAAAAACTCATCACCCGCAGCATCACACTGTCCGGCAAGGGCACCGTGAATTTCGCCGACGTGGCTGCCGGGGCAATCACCAAGGGCGTCTCGTTCGTGACCTCCGTCAAGGTGACCGAAAGCAACGATGATTTCCCGTCCTTTGAAATTCAGGCAACCGCCTACGACGACATCTAACACTCATTATCTCCATGCCCGCCGCATTCAATGAAATCGGAGTCAAGTGCGTCACCGCCGCCCTGGTGGAAAGCGTGGACGTGCAGAAGCAGCTTGAACACAAGATCCTCAAGAAGAGCGATGGCGCGTTCGAGACGGGCAACCGCTACGACCCGTCATTCAGCTTCACGGTTAAGGGCCGGGGCATCGCCGATGAATCGCTGCTGGGTGGTGCATCCGGCGCTTACATCCCCGAACAGATCGCGGGAGGAACCACCATCATCACCTCCGTCAAGAACTCCCAGACCAACGAGGACTACGACTCGTTCGAAGTGTCGGGAGTGAACCATCCCGCCGCAGGCGCGGCATGACGCGTCAATCCAACCGATCACCTGAAAATCACCTATGAAAGAAGGAACCACCATCAGCGTCGTGCGCGATCACGACACCAAGCCCACCGAAAGCCGCAACACCAGGCTGGTCGCCGCCGCTCTGTCCAGCGGTGCGATGTTCGCAACAGAAGCGGCCTACTCGGATACGGTTGAACAGACTCCTAACGGCGCGAAGCGAACCGTCACCTGGTTGATGGACGGCGCGGCGAAACTCCACTTTGAACCCATCGAGGGAGCGGAAAGCATCACCTTCGACGAGTTCCGCAAGCGTTACGAATCACTCCCCTGGTGCGAGGCCAACGCCAATCACCCAATCGCATACCTGCGGGCGATGAACGACCAGCACAACCGGATGCTCGACAAGGTGAAGACCATGCGCCCGATGCTGCTGATCCGCAAAGGCAAGCGCATCGCCATCGTTCCAAGCGGCTCCGACGAAGCGAGCAAAGCAACCCGCGAGCAAATCCTTTCCGAATTCTAACATCATGAACGACCGCGAACTTCAACTTGCCACCGGCATGATCGACAACGGCGAACGCCGCATCGGCAGCCTCAAGCTGCGTCCATACACCATGGGTTCGATGCAACTGGCCTATCTGCTCAAGCTCACCATGTTCACTCGTGGCAAAGATGATCCACCGTTGGATCTCGATGATTTGGAAGAGCAGCGGCAGATCATGGCCTTCGCATGGATGCAGTCGGCGGATGAAGATGACATCGCTGACGCCGTCCGTGACGACACTGTGGACCGTTGCGTGCTCAAGTTTTCTCTCAATGTCACCTTCGACATGCTTCCTGGGTTGATGGAGGAAATCAACCGGATCAACGCGATGCTTGCCGCATCCAGCGTCCGAGTCGAAAGCAAGTATCCATCCCGCGAGGACGATGCGCCGGGAAAGTCCTGAATCCCGGCTGGCTGGCAAGCGCGGTGTTCACCATCGCCAAGGACACCGGCTGGAGCGAGGACTTCATCATCTGGCGGCTGCCGATGGCGCGTGCCCTCCAGTATTACCATTGCTCGCTCCAGGCGGCCAATCTCTGGACGCTTGAACCACCCACCGAAGAGGCGATGCAGGCACTCGCGCCGGACGAACTGATCGGACTGATCGACCGCATGGTTGACGAGACCGAAGATGACAATGGGTGACGACGTGAAATTCCGGCTTCATGTCGATGAGTTCCAGCGGGCTGCTGACAGGCTCGCCCATTATTCCAAGCGCGACGGCGAGACGTTCATGAAGGAACAGATCCGCGGCTTCATCCGTCACTTGCTGGACCTCACTCCCCCGAGCCGTGGCAGCATTCGTGGCGTCAAGGCGAAGAAGCGGGGCGAGCAAGCGATTATAGGCGACATCCGAGCCGTGTTTCGCGGGGTATCCGATCCGAAACGGGCGGATGTGGATTCAATGGCGCAGATGCGTTCGATACTCAGGTCGCGTCGGCGCAGTGGCAGTATGCGTGTGGCCAAGGGCGGAGCGAAGGTCAAGGCACCGAGGGCTTTGATTGCCGAGTTGATCAAGATCAAGAAAGCGAAGGTCGGCTATCTGGCATCAGGCTGGGCCACGGCAGCGCAAAGCATTGGCAAGATCCGTGTGCCCGCATGGATTTCCCGCCATGCCGCCCCCGGTAGCACCGACATCAAGGTGAACGGTGGTGAAATCAGCGCGTCGATCACCAACGCCGTCGAGTGGGCCGCCAAGGTCGGCGGACTGCGGGCGCGGGTGAATGCAGCTCTCCGGGTGCAGAGTCGCTCGATGGAAAAACGACTGCTCTATTTCTTCGCCAACGTGAAGGGGAAGTCCGGCTTCGATTGACAAGCCACCCGTGGCCAGATGGCCAAGCTCACCGCACTGCTGACACTCAACACGTCTGGATTCCAGACCGCGTTGAAGGGTGCCAAGACTTCGACCCAAGGGTTGAAAAGCTCGATGGCCGGCATGTCGTCCGGCGCGTCCAAGGGTTTCGCGTCGATGGGTGGTGCCATGAAATCCGTCGTCACGGGAACTGCGGTCGTTGCCGCCGCCGTAGCTGCCGCTGGAGCTGCCGTCGGGGCTTTGACCTACAAGCTGATCTTGTCGGGTGAAGCGGCGAACTCTGCCGACGCACGCGTCCGCAACATCGCCAAGTCGATGGGCCTGTTCGGCGACCAGTCAGATTCAGTGGCCGAGCGACTGAACAACCTCGCCGACAAGATCGAGGTGCAAACCGGAATGGATGGCAATTCGATCCAACTCGCCCAGGCGAAGCTGCTCACCTTCAAGGAACTCGCCAATACTGCCGACAAGGTAGGCGGCAACTTCGACCGCGCCACTCAAGCAGCAGTGGACTTGGCGGCGGCTGGTTTCGGTGCGGCGGAACAAAACGCGGTCCAACTTGGCAAGGCTCTCAACGATCCGATCAACGGACTCATGGCCTTGCGGCGTTCCGGCATCAGCTTCACCGAAGAGGAAAAGGCGAAGATCAAAACTCTGGCTGAATCCAACCGAATGCACGAGGCGCAAGCCCTGGTGCTTTCCGCTATCGAAACTCAGGTCGGTGGATCCGCGAAGGCAACGGCGGCTGCATCCGTTCAGATCAAGGCCGCGCTGAATCAGGGATTTGAGGAAATCGGCAAGCCGCTTGCGGAAGCACTCG